GAGATCGCCGCTGTGAAGGGAGAGCTCGAGGCTCGCGAAGCGCTCGACTCTCAGCGCCGCATGGCTCAGAAGGATCTCGAGCTCGACTTCACGCGACAGGATCTCGCGCTTCGCTCGCGCTTCGCTGACCTCGACGCCCAGCTCCGAGCCGCCGAGCTGATCGTCGCAAATCGCGAAGCGAGCGAAGCTCAGCGCCAGCGGGAGCGCGAAGAGCGCGTGAAGCTCGTCGCGCAGTATCTCAAATGAATCAGGCTCACGTCGATCTCGCGCGCGAGCTGAAGATCCCGCTCGCGACCTGGACAAGCGAAGAAGACGTGAGACAGGCGGCGAGGAGAGCGATCGCGGGATCGCTCCTCACCGACGACGCGAAAGAGAGAGCCGCTCGACTGCTTCGAGCGGCTCTCGTCTCGCACAGGACACCCAGAAGGAGATAACACGATGGCCATCCGACTCAATCACACGACCGACGCCGAGATCATGACGAATCTCGCGCGCGCGATCCTCGAGCGCGTCTTCGCGAATCTGAAGCCGAATGTCTCGACCTATCCAAACGGGATCGAGATCGGGACATTCTTCATTCGCCCGGAGGAGGGAGGACTTCGCTTCGATCTTCTCGACGAGGAGGAGCGCGATCCTGATCCCTGTCTCGATCCTCACCCAGACTCGAAGCCCGATGTGATCCTCAACTATAGCGAGAGCTGCTTCTCGCTTCACGAGGCGATCACGCGCGCTCTGATCCTGCAGCTCGAGCTTGAAGTCGAGATCGCGGCCTTCGACCTGATCGCCACAGAGTCGAAGAGGGAGTGAGACGACATGCCTCTCAAGGTCCAAAATCAATATACCTACGCTGGCCCCGTCGTCGTCCTGATCTATACCGAGCACGAAATGAGCGCTGTCCTCGATCTCACGGTCGAGGAGCTCAGGAGCGCGATCGAGCGTGGAGAGTATTCCTATCATGTTCACCCGAGCGCGGAGGGATCTGGGACGCCGGGACATTACCAATTCACGACGAGGATATACCTCGACAATATCGACCGCAAGGCGGAGCGCGATCGAGCGTCGAAAGGAGCCATTGACAGCCAGTGAGCGAGCAGAGAGAATGTAGAGACACCCAGAAAGGACGAAAGACAAGTGTCAATTACTCTCGTTTCAATTGTGCTTAGAAAGACCTTCGCGAAGATCGCGAAGAAGCAGCCCTCAGCCTCGACTCTGAAGCTCGTCGCGATCGCGCTCACCGATCACGGAAGCGACGAGGGATACAGCATTCACCCGAGCATAGCGAAGACCGCAGCCAGGACAGACCTCACGCGGCGAAGCGTCTCGAATGCGCTCGCCTTCTTCAGGAAGATCGATCTCTTCTCCCCTGTCGGCGTCGTCGGGAAGAAGCAGCAGGTGATCGACTATCGATGCAATGTCGAGCGCCTTCTCTCTCTCCCCGACGCACAGATCGACCCAGCGCCAGAGCGGACCAGTGAACGACGTTCACGCGTGAACGAGGTTCATGGGCACGTAGGAACGACATTCACTGGTACCAGTGAACCAGATTCACAGTTAACCGTCATTCTTAACCGTCAGTCTGAAACGTCAGAGGAGCCAGCGCGCGAGCGCGCTCGACCTGGACAGAGCGCACAGAAAGAGAAGAGGGAGAAGAAGCCTCGTCGCGTCTTCTCAGAAGAGGAGAAGGAGAAGATCGCGAAGCTCGACGCCGCGATCAGGAAGACGACGCTCGTCGTCGGAGCTGAGAGCCTGACGAAGAAGATCGCCGTGAAGCTCATGGATTCGGGATACGACGAGAAGGACATTACCGGGCTCTACGTCGGGGATCGCTCAGCATGGCGACGCTTCGACTTCAGAGGAAAGAAGGGGGAGAGGCCGACGCCGACGCTCATTCAGTACACGATCGGAGATCTCGCCGATCGCGCGTCTCGAGGATCTTCAGAGGGAGCGCCAAATCCGCAGAGCCGACAGGCGCTCATCCTGCAGCGCGCGCGAGAGAAGACGCGCGACATCACAGAAAGGACGGCCGCGAATGGCGCTTAGCGTCGACGAAGTGATCGCGCTCGAGCTTCAGGGATTCCCGGTCATGCTCGCTCGACCTGCAGAGGAAGTCGCTGATCTGATCGCGCTCTATGCTATGCGGCTCGCTGATCTCGATCCTCTTCAGATCTCGGCCGCCTTCGAGCTGATCGGAGGACAGTATCCCCCTTCGTATCATCAGATCCGCGAAGCTGTCGCGAAAATCAACACAGGACAGATCGGAGAGAGAAGCGCTGAGGACGCATGGGGAAACGTGCTTCGCAGAACGACGAAGATCGGCGCATGGCTCCCCGAATTCAGATCTCACTACGAGACGACGCTTCCCTCGTTCACTCCCCAGGATGGCCCAGGGGGATTCGACGAATCGACTCAGCGAGCGATCTCATCTGTCGGCTGGAATAACATCTGTCTCGCTGAAGAAGAAGCCTCGAAGGCCGCAAACCGTAAGCGCTTCATTGACGCATTCACAAACGAGCGAGCGCGCGTGATCGAGATCTCGAAACTCTCCCCAGGAGCCCGGGCTCTCGTCGGTCGAGCGCGTCTCTCGATCTATGGCGGCTCAGGGACGCTCGCTCAGCTCATGGGACGAAAGGACGAGACAAAATGACATCACTCTTTCATATCGACGATCTGAAACGTCTTCGGGAGATCGTCGACGCTCGGCTTCGGCTTCTGCTTCTCTCCCCTGAAGGAGAGAAGCTCGCGCTTCGCGTCGACACAGGAGAAGAGATCGCGATCCTGAGCCGACTCACTCAGAAGATCCTCGCACAATCGGAGATCCAGACGCGCGCGCTCCTTCCGATCTCTGATCATGCGGAGATCGTCGCGCTCGGCTTTCGCCCAGAGATCGATATCGATCCCAAGTCCTATTCGATCCTGATCGCGAAGCGCGGGAATCTGTATCGCTGGTCTGTCCTCTTTCACTCGGCCACAGCGAAGAAGGCCGATCTCTATACATACGAGACGAGCTTCGATCAATGGAATGATCTCGAAGGATCAGAGCACACGCTGAAGACGACAGCCGACGGGATTCGCACAATCGGAGATCTCGAGATCGCGCTTCACGTCGCGACTTACTTCGGAAGGATCGACATCAGGAAGGAGCTCGAATATCTCGACGAGCAGCTCGACGAGACAGACGAGACGCCTCTCTCGAGCGAGGAGAGCGATCTAAGCGGGACACTGAAGGACTTCTCGAGCGATCCCGTCGTCGACGTCGACGATCAGATCTCCTTCTGATCATGGCCACGAAAGCGAAGAAGGACAAGAGGCTCTCTGTCGAAGAGAGCCTCAGACGAGATCGAGATCTCCCAGAGGAGCGAAGGAACGAGCTGAGGACTCTTCGAGATGCTGAGGGACAGCTCGTCTGGTATCGAGCCGACAAAATCCGCGAGACAGTCGAGGAAGCCGGAGCCGAAAATCTCATGCTCGTTTATGCGCTGATCGCGCGCGACGTCGGGAGGACAGTCTCGAGCGTGAGGAGCGATCTCCTGATCTCGAGGCTCTTCGACAGCGCGACGCGCGAGGAATTCGGCGCTCTGTCTGTTTCATACTTTCGAGCCGCGAGCATGTATCAGAGGAAGCCTCGCGCAGTCCTCGAGCGCGTCCTCATGCTGACAGAGAAGTCTAAGCGCGGCGACTTCCCAACAGTCGAGAAGGCCTATCAAATCGCGAAGGAGCTTCGTGATCGCGACGAAGGGAAAGATCCCGATCCCGCGATCGTTGTCGTTCATTCGCGCTTCGAGCGAGCCGCCGTCGACCTTCGTAAGATCACCCAGATCGAAGCCCAGCTCTCGCGCTCTATGCGCGACAGGCTGAGACAGATCGCAAACGACGCCGAAGAGATCCTGAGCGATCTCGCGGCCGAAGTCGAGGACACGAGATCACACAATGGATAACACAAGCGAAGAGACACTCGAGACGCTGAGCTTCGACGAGATCCTCGTCGAGGCCCTCATCGCGAATACGGCGCTCGCGCGCTCGCTTCCTCGAAGCAATGCGAGCGAAGCGCTGAAGGAGAGGATCGCGCAGCTCAGACAGGAAGCTCGCCGACGCGACGCGCTCATGAGTCAGGCGCTCGCGCTCTCGAAGGAGATCGAGAGCCTCGAGGCTCAAGTCGCAGAGCAGAAGGGACGCGCTCGAGCGCGATCCAGAACGAGAGGAGCGAAATGAAGCGAAGAATCATCACAGCGCGCGGGAGCCTCTTCTCGCTCCCCGCGATCCCTGAGTCGCTGATCGTGATCGTGAAGGAGCCGCGCGCGAAGCTCACGCCAGAGAATAAGACGCGCGTCTCGATATACGAAGCTGTCCTGAAGTATCAGCTCTTCGGCTCGCGTCCCTGGACATGGAAGGACGCAAACGATCGACCAGAGAAGCGCGACAGGATCTGGGATCGGTGCCCGACATGCGCGCGCGTCCTGATCCAGAATTGGGCCGGGATCGTCGAGCCATGCTCGCGCTGCAGGAAAGACGAGCTTCAGATATCAATGTGGGGGGAATGATGGCCAGACGAAAGACAGACGATCTCACTCCCGCTCAGCTCGAGCTCGCGAAAGCGACGAGAGAGTCGAAGGATCTCGCGCCGCTCTTCTCTGACGCATGGCGAAAGGTGATCGGGAGAGAGATCACAGAGTCGGGCTGGCGGAAGGAATACGAATTCCTCGCGTATCTGAAAGACGCGCGTCGCTGGCGCTTCGACTTCGCTCACATTGGCTTCAGGATCGCCGTCGAGGTCGACGGAGGACAGCGGCTCGCGAGGATCAATCCCAGGACAGGAAAGCCTGTCGCAGTCGGCCGACATGCAGGAGATGACGATCATTGGAAAATCGCGGAAGCGACCTCGCTCGGCTGGTCAGTCTTTCAGCTCACGCCGACAATGATCACGCGCGATCCGTGGCGCTGTGTGAAGCTCGTCGCTCGCCCGATGGGGATCGACGTCGAAGAGGAGAAGTGACAATGAATCCTATCAACAACAACGGACTGCGACTCATCCTGAAGAAGCGCGCAAAGCTCTCGGGCTCTGAGCGGAAGCTCGCCGAGAAGCTCGGCGTCTCGTATGCCTATATGAATGACCTCATCAGAGGGAAGCGTCGCCCGGGCCGGAAGATCCTGAGCGCGCTCAGTCTTCGCGAAGAGCGCGTGTATGTCCCGACGCGCGGGAGGGAATCGAAATGAATCAGATTCGCGTGTCCCTCGAGCGTCGCTTCCTTCGCGACTCTGTGTGTCTGTATCTCTTCGATCGCCAGCCAGGAGGGAAGATCGGGATCGCTCAGCCGATCGTATTCGTCGATCACGAAATGAATTCGACGATTACCGATCCAGCGATCGAGATCTCAAACGAGGCTGCTCAGTCTCTCTTCGACGAGTTGTATCGAATGGGATACAGACCGAAGGGCGAGCCGCAAGCCGGAGAGCTCGCAGCGACACAGACTCACTTGAGCGATCAGCGCGCGCTCTCGAAGCGTATCCTCGACATGCTCGAGCGAAAGATCTTCGAGCCGCCGAATGTCGTCTTCGGCGAGATCGGGGAGATCAAATGACCTGGACGACAGACTCAGATCGTCAGCCTGAATGGCTCGAGGATCTCACCCGATATCAGCTCGACCAGTCGCGAGCGCTCGAGCTCGGGATCTGGCCCAGGGAGACGGCGCTCAGGGAGCGCGCGATCAGCTCGACGATCGTCGCTGAGCTGGCGACATACTTCACTGAAGTCTTCGCGCAGAAGCGCGCGAGCGGAGAGATCGACGTCTTCCCGATCCTCTCAAGTCGGGATCTGGTCGAGATCTCGCGCAGAATTCACAGCGCGATTCTCGCTGGCGGATGGCTGCAGTCTCAGCGCGCGCTCGATTACCTCGACAATCATCCTCGAAAGGAGTGACGCATGAAGACCAGAGAGAAAACGATCTCGAAGAAGGAGACGAGTACATAGGGAAGGCGCAGCTCGTTTACACGCCTTCGACGAGCTTCGGCGGGAGCGTGAACGACGCAGAGCTTCACTATCGCGGAAAGGTCGTGAAGCTCGAGCCCATGACGCTCTCGATCGCATTCGATCAGGCGAAGAAGAAGATCAGAGAGATCGACGTCGAGATCGCTAAGGAAGCGCTCGCGCGCTGGAATGAGACAGCGCGCGCAGTGATCGAAGACCAGAAGAAGACGATCAGGAAATCGAGAAAGAGAGGCTGAGATGAGAAGAGGCGGACTGGGAATAACGCTCGGCGTTCTGTCTGTGGCTTGCGTCTTCTTCGCCGGAATGCTCGGAGCGCTGAAGGGACAGACGACAGACCTCGCGCGCGTCGAGGCCTCGCTCACGTCGACGAGCTCATCGAGCGCGACGCCGCTCCCGAGCTCGACGCCTTCCCAAGTCCCGACGATCGACGCGCTCGCGACGACGGCCGCTCAGAGCGAAGCGACGACGATCGCAGCCAGTACAGATCGAGCGCTCACTCAGACCTCGATCGCGATCGCGACGTCGGGAGCTCTGCAGAGCGAGGCCTTCGCCGCGCTCGAGCGCGAGCGACAGGACGCTCACGCGATCGCGCTCGCACAGATCGCAGAGCTCGAAGCGAAGAAGAGGATCGTCGAGCTCACGCTCGAGCCGACAGCCGTCTCGATCAGAGCGACAGAGGACGCGCGCGAGCTCTGGCGGAAGATCGAGCGCGATCGAATCGAAGACGAGGCTCACGCTCAGCTCGTCGCTCAGCAGCTCGAAGACGCAAGTAACATCTCGCGCGCGCAGTCTGTCGGAATGATCGCGCTCGTCGCTGGACTTCCGATAACGCTCGTCGTCTCGCTCTTCATGCTCGCGCGCGCTCAGGCCCAGAAGCTGCAAGCCGAGCGCGATCGCTCGCTCGCCGAGATCGCTGGGAAGAATTACGAAGCTCAGCTCGAGCATGATCTTCAAATGAGACGCGCGGAGATCCTGAATCGTAACGACCTCATTCATAGAGTCTCCCGTCAGAGGACGTCGCAGATCGACGGGCGAATGACCAGAGACAGACTGCTCGCTTTCGTGAAAGCCGCTGTCCTCGCTTCTGGTCCCTCTTCGACTGTCCTCACTCCCTCGACCGATCGCGTCTGGACAAGCGAAGACGTGAGGATCTCGCACAGAGAATACTCGGCCTGTGCCGACGAGCTGTATCGACTGAGCTGGATCGAGAAGCCGGAGCGCGGGAAGACGACAAGCCTCACAGAGAGAGCGACTCTCGGGGATCTCCTGTCTGTGCTTCAGCGAAGCAGCGAGGACCAGAGCGCCCCACCCGTCGAGGTCGAGGAGGAGCTCGAAGCGATTTCCTAGGGAATTCGGGAATTCGGGAATTTGACAGAAGAGGCCTCGACGAGAGGAGGGGGATCGTCGAGGCCTCGCGTATATAACGCCAAATAGGCGAAAGCCAGAAGGGAAGAAAACCAGTGTCCCAGGAAGCGACGAAGCGCCCCCCTGTACGACGTACAGAGGGGCAAGGACGAGCGGGAGAGACGAGGAGGGATAGATCTATCGCAGCGGCTCGAGAATGGCTCAGGGACGCTCACAGACTGTCTGGATCTTGGGAAGTCGTCGCGCGCGACTTCCGGCTCGGCTCGAAGGGATCAGCCAGGAGGATCGCTCTCTGGGAGGCTGAGCTTCCCGCTCACGTCCTCGAGCGCTTCCTCGAGCTCGGGATCTGGCGCTCAGCAGCCCGGGAGCTCGGGAAGCGCGCGAAAGCGATCGCGATCGTCCGAGCGCTCGAGCGCGCTGGGAAGAGCGTCGCGACATACGACAACCGGGGAAAGGAAGTGAAGCCGTGAGGACGAAGACAACAAAGAAGAAAGAGACGAATCGCGGGCTCGAGATCGTCGAGCGGGACGCCTCGAAGCGCCGCGTCGAGCGCGTGATCTTTCGCGATCATCCGCTTCCGGCTGATCTGTTTCGCGTCGTCAGTATGTCGACACACTTCGGCCCGACCTATCCCGTCTTCGCTGACGATTGTGTCGAGAGGACGACGATCCTCGATCGCCTCGACGACGACGCTCGAGGACGTCTGATCGCTCAGCTCGAGCTCGAGATCCCGCTCCTGTCTGATCCCGCTCTTCGATCGTGGCTCTCGTATGCGGCAAAAAAGATCGGGACCGAGATCGGCGCTCCTCTGCAGCTGAAGCGCGAGG